GCTTGATCGACGGGGCTGCTGCTGCTGGGGTGTTGCGCTTGATCGGCATTACCGATGCTCCTTCCATGAGACCCCCGGATGGGGTCCGTGCCTGGGGCGCGGAATCGAACCGGCCGTTGCCCGCTTCCCCTTCGGGCTAACCGTTCCAGGCGCTGCGGGTCCGTGACGTGGAACCCATACGGCGCGCGCCCCGCCGAAAGGAATGAAGAACGGTCGCGCGCAGCAGGTGATAGCCCTCCGCCTGCTGGGGGTCACAAACGACTCTTGCGGCGCTCCTCCCGCACCTTGACGGCGAGTTCGACCAGTCCGGGGTCGAGGTCGAGTTCGTGGCTGGCGACGCCGGACCCGTCGCGGGCCAGTTCGATGACCAGGGCGTTCTTGAGCGACATCGGGGCGGGCCAGGTGGTGGCGACCATCGCCGGGTCCACGAGGGGGCGTCCCCAGCGGTCCCGCTTGGGGTCGTGCCCGATTGGGAGCGGGAGGCCGTGGGCGTAGGCCGTGGTCTGGATGGTCCACGGCAGGGCCGAGAACCGGGTGTTGCGCCCGACCTCCTCCACGGACTTGTAATCGACCACATAGAGCGTCCCGGAGTGCTCGACCACGAGGTCGGCCGTACCGGCCAGCGGCTCGTCCCACACGTCGAGAGCGGCAACGAAGACCTCCTGGAAGACTGGCTTGCAGCCTAGCGCGGCGAGTTCCGCCTGCACCAGGCGTGCGGTCGCCACGATGTCGGCGGGGATCGCGCTGACGTCCCGGCCCTCCAGGAGGTTCTGGATGACGGCGTGCAGGTTGGTGCCCTGGTCGGCCTCGACCTTGCCGCGACGCCGCTGCGCCTCGGCCACCACGGGCTTGTAGGCGCGCCAGTGGTCGCCGCGCACCAGTTGGGCCTTGAGCAGGAGGTCGGGGTCGCCCACGACGGTCTGGAGCGCCGTCGCGGCGGCGTAGTCCATGAGCCCCTGGTTGGACTGGTCGAGCGACTTCGCCAGCGTGCTGATGCGGGTGCAGGTGATCACGCCTCCACCTCCAGCGCGTCGAGTTCTTCGGCGGCGCAGAGTTCGACCGCAGCCAGGGTTCCGGTCGCCATGAGCGCGATGCGGAGGGCGGCGACGCGGTCGCCCTCGATGATCGCCAGGGTGACGTCCGCCGCCGCCTTGGTCGGGTACGTCCGGCAGGCTGCGGAGATGAGCCCCAGCGCCAGCACGGCACGGTCGACGTCGACCTCGTCGGCGGGCGTCTCGACGACCTCGGTGAGGGCGTCCAGAGCCTCCTCCAGTGCGCCGCTCATGCTGCCTTCCCTTCGATGAGTTCCTGCGGACAGATGCCGCTGGCGATTGATTCGATGATTCGTTCTGCGGTGGCGCGGGAGTAGTCGAAGATGGCGCTGTACTCGCTCCAGGTGAGTCCGAGGGACTTGCGGGCCTCGGCAACGAGGCGTTTCGCCTCTCGCTTGCAGGTCAAACAGTTGCGCCTGCCCTTTGCAGCCGTATCCGGCCGCCAGTTCGCGGGGTCCAGCAGGTCGTGACCACGGGGGCAGGTGGTCTTCGACCGCTGCCATTCCATGTGGAGCGACCCAGGCGCGACGATGTTCTCGCCCTGGGTCACCACGTCCAGATGCCCGGCGTTGCAGCACCGCCGGTTGCGGCAGACGTGATCGAGCGTCAGCCCGAACTGGATCGGGCCGTCGAGGTCGATGATCTTCGCGATCCGGTGGACCTTGACAATCACCTGGTTCCCCGCCGTCGTCGTGGCGATCGACCTGGGTAGCGCCACCTTCCCGTACCCGTCGGCGTTGGTCCCGCCGAGCCAGACATGGCAACCCGTCACCGGGTCCATCTCGATGCGCGGCACGACCTTCTCCAACAGCCACTCGGGCTGCTCCAGCAGTGTGCGGACGACGAGCAGGTCGACGCACCTGGCCGCCTCGGCCCACTTCGGCGCGGGGCTCATACGGCCGTCCCCCGCTCCATCGCCTCGCGGATGCTCTCGACGAGGAAGTAGACGCGGCGGCCGAGGATGGTGGGCCTGATGAGGCCCGCGTCCACCCAGTTGTCGATCGTCGCAGGGTGGACGCCGAAGTAGTCGGCGGTATCCTGTCGGCTCAGCAGTTCGATGCCGTCCAGTGACTGCCCCTTGCGGATTGTCACGGTGTTCACTGTTTCCCCTCCTTGATGGTGTCTCGCATTAGATCCGACCCTACCGCCCTCAGGCGCACGGGTCAACACCATTCTGAGGAATCTTGGGGGCGGTGAGTCAGGTGACTCAGCCGCCCTAGGCGGGTAGCCGTCACAACACTGAAAGCGTTTCCGGCCCCGACCCCTACCCTGAGTACCCCTCGGGCTGAAAGTGCCTCTACGGGGCCTTTACGAGCCTCCGCACCTCGGAGGCCGGGATGCGGCGGTGCCCTCCGGGTGTCCTGATGCAGCGGACCTTGCCCGCGTCGCACCAGCGGGCGACCGTCTTCGGGTCCACGCCGAGCGCCCTGGCGACCCGGCCCACGGAGTAGTGGACCTCGATCACCCGACGATCCTCAGCCCCAGGTGCTCGGCCTGACGCCTGCCGACGAAGGACCGGCCCGGTGCGTCGTGGCCGAACCCGTGCTGGGCCTGGCACGCCCGCACCACCTGATCGGTGCGGTCGTAGTAGTTCCCGGTCACGGGGAGCGTGATGTTGCCGGGAGCGGCCAGGTGGTGGGCGTTGAGCGCCCTCTGGAGTGCGCGGACGCTGTCCGAGTCGGTCTGGCCGTAGTGCAGGCGGTCGAGGTAGACGCCCTCCTGGGCCGCCCCCTTCTGCGCGTCGATCCAGGGCTGCGGGTTGACGTGGTTGCCGCTCGCCCACGACGCCGCCCTCTGGACCTCGACGTGGAGGTGCGGCCCGGTGGCGTTCCCGCTGGAGCCGACCACGCCGATGCGCTGTCCCGCCTCGACCCTCTGGCCCGCACGGACGTCCACCCTCGCCAGATGGGCGTAGACCGCCCACAGGCCGGGACGCCCGTCGGGGAGGCGGTCGTGGTCGATGACGACGTGGTTGCCGTAGGCCGAGCCCCAGTTCGCCCCGGTCACCGTACCGCCCCACATCGCGGCTGCGGCGGCACCGTTGACGCCGTTCGAGCCGAAGTCGGCACCTCCATGCCTCCCGCCGCTCCAACCGCCGGAAACCCCGTATGCGGTCGTGATGCGGGGGTGGCTAGGAACCGGGCAGACCATCCCGCTCCTCCTTCCTGCGCTTGCGCGCCTCGTGCCAGTCGATCAGGGCTGTCGCCATCCACACGCTCACCAGGACGACACCGAGCGTCATGCTGGCGATCGAGGCGGTGGTGTCGCCCTTCTGCCAGAACAGCGCGGCACCGGCGCAGAACAGCACGCCGCCCACGAGCAGCAGCGGGAGCGACCGTATCCAGGCCCGGTCGTCGCTATCCATCCCGAGCCTCCCAGACCAGCCTCAGACCCGCCAGGGTGACGAGTTCGTCGTGCTCCCAGCCGTGGTCCCCGACGAGGTGCCCGTCGAGATCCTCGCCCTCCCACCCGCAGCCTGGGACGCGGCAGGCGTAGACGGTCATGTCGCCGCCTTCACGAAGAACATGCCGTAGCGGGTGTACAGCCGCACCCCCGGCCCGTCCACCAGCGCGATCAGTTCGCCCTCGGTGAGGTTCGTGCCGCTGGCGAAACTGATGACCGGGTGCGTCACGGAGGCGGCGTCGATCCAGTGCGTGGTGTTCCCCGCCACGGACACCTGGCGGTAGACCGGGGACAGCACGACCGCGACCAGCGCCGAGCCGGGGTACTCGGGGACGTCGGCCCAGTAGTGGTCCCAGACCATGACCCGGTGCTGCTGGTCGTCCTGGGCGTTCATGTCGGGCGGGACCACGCCCATGCCGACCACCTCGATGAGGGTCACCCTGCCGCCGTTGGTGGTGGTGATGCGGAGGATGCGTCCGGGGAAGTCCCTGACGGCGATGGAGTTGGTCACCTTCGACCCGAGGTAGGCATTGTTGGCGACCGTCATCGTCATGTCGCCGAACCCCGAGTGGTGCCAGGTCATCTCGGCTTCGAGGGTCGTGCTCTGCTTGCCGAGCGCCCAGTTCTGGGACTGCCCCAGGAGGCCGTCGAACAGGTACGCCAGGACCGTGAACGACGTGTTCTCGGGAGGGAAGTCGGCCCCGCCGTCGATGATGAGGTGCAGCACGCCGTTCGTGTCCAGCCGCCACGTCGCGGTGCGGTCGGGCGCGGCAGGCCCCAGCGGCCACACCTTCGCGTCCCCCGCGTACAGGGCGGTGATCGCCGTCCCGCCCGCCATGAACTTGTCCACGTCCCCTATCAGCGGCATGTCCCCTCCTTCACGACGTAATCGCGTAGAGAACGTGCGGGTCCTTGGTGGGGAGCGCATCGTATTGTGCCTGTGTCCCCGACCAGAAGTGCCAGTACGTCGAGTCGGCGTAGGACTTCGGGATCGCGTTGCCGGGCAGCGGCGGCGGGAACGCCGGGACGGTCAGCGGACCCGTCAGCGTCCCGCCCGCCAGCCCGAGGTATCTGGCGTCGGCCTGGGCCTGCGTCATCCCTCCGCTCGGGGCCGCCCACACCGCAGCGGTCCCCTGCACCGTCAGCACCTTCCCCGCATCCGGCGGGCCGATGGACGGGACAGGGTTCGGCACCGGGCCCCACGTCCCGACTGCCGTCGTGCCGAGCACCTTGTTCGCCGGGGTGCTCGCGGGCGCGGTCACGTCCGACAGGGAGTTCAGGTCGGAGATCGCGTTGGGACGCCCCATCCAGGTGCCGTTGGGCATCTTCGTGAGGATCGAACCGGCGGCTGCGGCGGACACGTCCACGTCCGTCAGGATGTCCAGCGGCCCCGCCGGGCCCGGAGGCCCCTGGACGTGCCCGATCTCGGTCCAGCCCGTGCCGTTCCAGACGTGCAGGTTCCCGGTCGCCGTGACGAGGTGCGCGTCCCCCGGCTGGTTCCCAGTCGAGGGCAGGTCGTTCGCGGTGGCGACGGCGGACAGGATGCGGATGCCGGGTCCAGCAGGACCGGCAGGCCCCACCGGCCCGCGAAGGGCGTCGGTGTCCACCGGACCCCACGCGCCGACGGCGGTCGTGCCCAGCACCTTCCCGGTCGGCGTGTTCGCCGGTGCGGTCACGTCCTTCAGGGCGTCGAGCGACAGCGACGATCCGAGGTCGGCGGGGTTCTCGACCCGCTCGGCCACCAGCGTCGGGTGGCTGCCGTCGCTGCCGCGATGCACGGTGACGATCTGCCCGCGCCGAATGGCTTCCTTCAGCGCCGCGCCGTTGATGGAGGTTCCGCTGGTGTCCACGACCTTGCCGATGGTCCCGCCGAAATCCGCCCAGACCGCGCCGGTCCCCGAGATGTCGGACAGCGATGCGAAGATCGCTCCGTTGGGTCCGGGGACCGTGGCGAGCGACAGCCGGATGCGCTTGGACGGCGATGCGGTCACGGGGTCGCAGCCCATGATCCGCGTGAACGAGCCGCTGTAGAGATCGACGGTCAACTCCAGGTCGGGCGGCACGATCTCGCCGGTGTGCTCCAGTTCGGTCACCCGCTGCCCGATGTCGGCGACGGTGGACGGGAGCGGACCCAGCACCTGCGCCTGGATGTAGTCGAGGTGCAGCCCCTCCCACTCCGCGACCCCTGGGGTGGTGCCCTCGCCCACGGTGCCGAGCAGCGAGTTCGGCGGCGTGCTCGGGAGCACGGTCACGTCGGTCAACTGGTTGAGGCCGATACGGACGTGCGCTCCCTTGTAGGTGCCGTCCGGCTGGCGGGTGATCACCATGCCGGTGGCGTCGCGGGACGTGTCCACGTCGACAAGGTCGTCGAGGTGCGCGTCCTCCAGCGCTCCGGGAGGGCCGGGCACCGGGTAGGGCGCGAGCGTCTGGATCTCGGCCTCGATCGGCTGGAGGTCGAACAAATCGACCGGGCCGGGGCCGGGGACGAGGACGAGGTACGCCCGGCCGCGAGCGCCGGAGACGTACTCCCGGATCTCGTAGTAGACGATGCCGCCCTCGATGTTCCAGCCGGGGTCGTCGGAGGCCAGGACCTCCAGCGCCAGGCGGCCGTCCCGGTCGAGGTTCCCGACCACCGAGTGCCGCATCACCAGCCGCTTGTCCGGCTCGCCGTTCCCGGCCACCTGCACCGGGGTCAGCGACACGGTGCCGCGCGACGGGGTGCCGTCGATGTTCGTGTAGGTGGCGGTCACCGTCACCAGTTGCTCGCTCATGACACCCTCCTCGTCACAGTGCGGCGATCCGCGCCTGGAAGTCTGCGAAGTCGCTCGATGCCGCTGCTGCGACCTTGATGCGGTCCAGCAGTCCGACGTCCCCGGCGATGATCCCCACGCGGGCGACCACCTCGGGCATGTCCACGTTCACCAGATAGGTGGACGGACGGACGTTCACCTGCCCCTCGGACAGGTCCACCTTCACGAGCCCGCTCACGGGGTCACCCGCGTCACGTCGAGGCTCACCGTGAACGTCCCCGCGATCAGGGTGCGGGGGAGGCTCGCCCCGGTCGGCGTGGCCTGGAAGTCCCAGACGCCGCTCCACGAGGGGTCGGTGCCGAGCAGGGACCGCAGGTCGCCCCAGGCGATCTCGACCTTCCCGGCCGGGCCGTCGAGGACGGTGCAGGTAGCGGTCGCAGCAGCGGCGGTGTCGTTCGCCGCCTTGCGGGCCTGCGCCTCGAAGGTCCAGCCGGTGACGTCCACCAGCGTCCCCTCGTCGGTGATCTCCACCGCGAAGACGTTGGCGTCGCCGCCGTAGAGGCGGACGTTCACGCACGACGGCGTGAGGTCCAGTACCTGACAGGTGCTCATGGTTCCTCCTAGGCCCGAACCGTGTAGTGGATGGTCAACTGCGGGTAGTTCGCCCCGGTGGCCCCGGTGGCGTAGCCGTAGCCGGACTGCGCCGAGGTCCGTGGCAGGAGCGCGAACCCGACAGCGCCGTGGGCGCGGAACTCCTCGGCGAGGGTGATCCCCCGCCCCGGATCGGACAGGACGTGGATGCCCCGGTTCCAGCCGTCGGGTTGGACCCACGTCCCCATCCAGCCGCCCTTCGGGGCGCGGAACGGGAAGTCGGCCGTGTTGTGCCGCAGCGGCCCGGACGATCCGGGCCACGAGGATGCGGGCGGCGCGTGGCACACCGCCAGGTCCACGTCGGTCCCGGAGTTCTGGAAGGTGTGGATGTTCCAGACCGCCAGGTCGATGCCGGTGATGCTGACGCAGTTGCGGATCTCGGCCGGGATGTCGAACGAGAACACGGACTTCTGCATCCCGTTCGTGCCCGAGTAGTAGCCGTAGTACATCTCGGAGACGTTGCGGTTGTTGTTGCTGCCGTTGTAACTGGCGCTCGCGGTCGCTCGGCCCGACCAGGACTTCTGCACGAACTGAGGGGGCGGGGTGACGCCCAGCGTCACCGATGCCAGGTTGCTGTGTCCGATCAGCGCCCCGCCGACCACCACGTTGACGTAGTAGGTGTACTCGGCCCCCTCGACCAGTCCGCGATCCTGGTAGGTCCGCGCCGAGGTGTTCGCGACCAGGCCGACCTCGCCGCCCACGCCGGTGCGACGCCGGAACAGCGTGTAGACGGCTCCCGGCGTGGCGGTCCAGGACACGTCGATGCCAGTCGTGGAGACCGCCGTGGCGGTCACCGTCGTGGACAGGACCGTGCGCTGCCAGACCAACTTGTTGCCGCCGGACGAGCCCACCCAGATCTTGCTGACGTTCCTGTTGCCCGAGGCCGTGCCGACCACCGGGTTCTTCAGGTCGCGGTTGCCGCCCGCCGCTCCGATCTGCGTCTTCACGGCGTGAATCCGAAGTAGACGGTCCCCACCGGCAGGTTCGCCGGGACGGACCCCTCGGGGCCGAACAGGAACGAGCCGTCGATCTTGACGACCGCGTCGGTGAGGAACTTCACGACGTCGGGCGGCGATGTGTTCTGCGTCGGCAGGACCGCGTCCCAGTCCCGGCCTGTTGCTGTAGCCATGTCAGGCTCCTTCCGTGTCCACAGCCGCCGGGACTCCGACGATCTCGGCCCAGTGGGTCTGCACCCCCGCCAGTATGTCGCCGTCGGAGATGCCCGAGGAAGCCTCGACCAGCGCCGGGTCGTACTTCTCCGCGTGCAGGGGGACCAGCCTCGCCACCATCCGGTCCTCGATCATGGCGATGTCCTCGTACACCGCCCGCCACGGCGGAACGGAGTCCGGCTTCGACGCCTCCTCCAGCAGGCAGGCGCGGACCCTGCGCCGGTACGCCGCGTCGGCGACCAGGAGTGCGTGCAGTTCGTAAGCAGCCATCGGGCGCTCCTATCCGACCCAGAAGGTCATGTTGATGAGCCATGTCGTATCGACGTTGGCCGGTTGGAGTATCGCGAAGTCCCCGTTCTTGCGGACCTCGACCACGCCCATGGACGACGGGGTGGCGAGGCACGTCCCAGGCATCACGGACTCGGGGACGTACCCCGCCGGGAATGTGAACAGCACCTGCTTCGCCTCCGTGCTGGTGCCGCCGACACGACCGACGACCTGGACGAGGCCGTCAGCAAGTCGCCGGTAGCGGACCCGCCCGAACGACGCCTGGTACGCGGCGTCGGTGTAGCCGTTCAGCAAGGTCGGGTACTTCCAGTCGGCGTCCCCGGTCCCGAGTCCGCCGCCGAGCCCTCCCGGCCCCAGGTACTTGAAGTAGAAGAACGAGGTTTGGATCGTCGCCGCCGCACCTGCGTTGTAGTAGTCGAACCCGATCCGCTGACCGGCCTCCAGGTACGCCACGGCGTTGACGCCGAGGAACGACTCCCCGGCCCCGTAGGACGAGCGGGAGATCACCGAGTCCGGCGACCCGAGCAGGAGGATCGAGGCGAACGACCGCGTGTTGGCGGCGGGCGCGACGGTGCTGCTGACCAGCGCCGAGATCGCCCAGTAGCCCGCCTTGTTCACGGTGGCGGCGGTTCCCGACACGGTCACGTCGGCGGTCCCCTGGTGCTTGGCGAGCGTCAACTTCGTGGCGGTGCCGGACGGGACGGTGCCGCTCAGCCCTCCACGGGCATGGCCCGAGGTGTCCTGGGCGCTGCCGCTCGCACTTCCGCCTCCCTTGCCGAGGACGACCATCGAGCCGCCCTGGACGGCCACCAGCACCCTGTCGCCAGCGTCCGGCACTCCGCCGTACACCGGGAGCCCGGTGGCGGTGCCGCCGTCGATCGACACGTCCGCCCTCGTCCCGTTTACGGCGGAAACGGTCGCGTTGCGGAGCATCGCGAACGTGTCCCTCGGCATCCAAGTCATGTCAGCCTGCACTCGATCCGTCGGACCTCGCGGTCAGCGCCATGCCCTCGTCGGCCGTCAGCGGCATCCGCAGGGTCTCGATGAGGAAGTCCTCGCGGACCCCGGCGATGAGCACCGTCACCGGGTCGCCGACCTCCAGCCACGGCATCGGGACGACCTCGGCCGTCACCGTGTACAGGGCCCCGAATCGGCGGTTGGCGAGCCGCAGCGCCTCGGCGTCGGCGGCGGCCTGGGACGGCTCCTGCACGGTCGCCCGCTCCACGGACTGCGCCCTGCCGAAGCGGGCTGCGTCGTAGGCGTAGGGGGCGTTGCCGCCGGTCATCGTCTGCACCGACCGGAACACCTGCCCGTCCGCGCCGTCGACCGTGACGATGACGCGGTTGCAGGCGCTCCCCTTCGCCGCCGACACCGTGCGGGAGCCTCGGACGAGGACCCCGTCCAGGTTCTCCACCCACGGGATCGACGGGTCGTAGACGCGGATCTCGAAGGTGCTGCGGGACGTGACCACGATCCGGGCCCCGACGAGGTTGGCGGCGGCCTGCATCGCATCCCACACGTCGGCACCGGCCTGCAACTTCGACGGGGTCGGCATCATCGCCCCGTTGGTGTCATCGCGGGTGCAGGTCACTCCCCACGGCATCGAGATGTTCAGGTGGGTCCGGGCCATCTCGGCCAGCGTCACCCCGGAGACGAGGCTGTCCTCCGGCTGCTCCACGAGGTCCCTCGACCGCCGTATCGACCAGTCGCCGAGCACGACGTCGACCAGCCCGCCCGGCTGCTCCACCTTCACCGACACGATCGGGAACTCGCCGAGGTCGAACTCCTCGCCCTCCAGCGACACCTTCACCACGACCCAGCCGTAGTGCCTCGGCGAGAGCAGGTCGAACCACTCGTAGCCGGGCACCTGGAGCCTGCCCGCCCGCTCGTCGTTGCGGGACAGCGACCAGTCGACGGAGCCCTGCGAGATCGGGACCGTGCCGACGAGGCCCGACGGACGCCAGAGTTCCACCGTCGAGACCCGGCGGTGGCTCCTCCGCACGGCCTCCCTGGCCGCCCTCGTACGGGGCCTCATGCCGACCTCGGCACGTTCAGCGCCATCGTCCCGAACGAGGAGAACATGGCGGCCAGCGACTCGAAGTCGTCGGCAGCGTTCTTCAGCGACTCGAACGTCCACGTCGTCGCAGGCTCCAGCGTCCTGCCGGGGACGAAGACGGAGGACTGGTAGGCGATGCTGATGGTGCGGCCGGACCCCCGGCCCCACCTGTTCTCGGTGATGTTCAGGGCGTAGAACAGCATGTCGCGGGACTTCTCACCGGCGCACGGAGGGAACCGGATCAGCAGCGCGGTGCCGTCCCGCGCCAGTTCGACGATCTCGTCGGCCTCCTCGATGCTTCCCGCGTACAGCACCAGCGTGCCGGTGGGCCGCTGGCGCATCTCGGACACGATCACAGGGGTGTCGCTGCCGACGATGTCGTAGTACTGCGTCGCCGAGCGGTACTCCAGCCCGGTGTTCTCGACCGTCCGGCACCACATCCACTTCACGTTCGGGTAGAGGACGGACCTCAGGAGCGCCCGCCCGTCGCCGGGGTCGGGGCACATCACCGGGGCCGACGTGGCGACCACCTTCCCGGTGGCGTCGAGGATGCTGTACGTCACCGGCCGCCCGAGCGGGGCCTCGCAGTCGATGACCTCCTCCAGCCCGGTCGACTCCACGTTGCGGACGGGATGGGCCTCGCGGACGCCGTCGCGCCGGATCACCGAGTAGACCTCCAGCGGCTCCGCGACGATGGCGAGCCGGATGCTGCCCGGCAGGGTGGTGTTCACCGTCGCCGCAATAGTCGCCATGTCAGGCCACCTCCTGCCGTACCGGGGCCAGCGCCGTGATCTCCTCGTCGACGAGGTATCGCAACTGCCTGCCGTCGAGCCGGACGTTGACGATGTTCGTCGGGGAGAACGAGGCGTCGCTGAACGAGGCCATGCGTGTCGGCCGCCAGCCGACGTTCGCGCCGCTGAGGCCGCCCGGCCTCGCGCCCTCCGTGTAGTTGATCCTCACGTTGATCGACCGCTGCCTCGCCAGGAACGCCTCGACGTGGCTGGCGTCGACGGTGATGAGGGCCTTGATCTGCTTCTCGCGCTGCAACTCGCGGATGACGCCCTGCACCTCGGCCAGCGACTTCCCCTCCAACTCCGGGAAGAAGGAGGTGATGCGGTCCATCGCCAACTGGGAGAGCGTCTGCTCGCTGGAGTCCTTGCTGTTCGGGTCGAGCGTAGCGATGAGGTCGACCAACTTGTCGCTGGTGAGGTCGTTGACCTGCTGCTTCACCTGGGCGACGCCGCCCTGCTCGATCTGGACCTGGAACTGGAGCCTGGTGTTGTTCATCCCGGCCAGTTGCTCGCGGGTCTCGGCGATCTTGCCCCGAGCCGCCTCCAGCGCGGCGATGGCGTCCGGCGCGAAGTTGTTGACGAACGAGTCGCCAGCCGCCACGGCCCCGTCCGCGAGGGTCTTCGCGCCCTCCCCCATCGCGAGGATGCTCTTGCCCAGGCCCGCCGTCGCCGGGAACAGCGACAGCAGTTGACCGGAGAGTTGCACCTGCGCGTTCAGCGCAGTCCCTACCGCCCCGATGATCACGCGGATGGCGGGCCATGCGACCACGAACCCCTGGAGCAGCGCCCCGCCGAGCGCCAGCGCGTTGTCCGCCCCGATGAGGATCAGGTCGATGATCTGGATCATGAACTGCTTGATCGTGCTGTCGTGCTTGTCGATCCAGTCGCTGATCGCCTGGAACGGGGCCGTCAGGTCGACCCCCTCGATGCCGCCGAAGATGTCGGCGAACGTGTTGCCGAGGGTCGTCGTGATCTTGTCCTTCAGGTTGGCGAACGACGAGGTGATCGTGTCCAGCGCACCCTGGGCCCCGCCCGCGCCCTGCTGGAACGCCGCCCAGGCGTCGCCGGACTTCTGCTCGATGAGCGCGAGGGTCGCCACGGTCTCGGCCTGCGCCTCGGTCAGCCCCTGGACCGCGCCCTTGTTGTCCTCCAGCCACTTGGTGACCTCGGACTGGCTGATGGCGACGCCCAGCCCCTGCAACTGCTCCCGCTCCCCCAGCAGCGCTGCGGTGACCGCCTCGATGCCGCGAGCCGTGTCCACGCCGGAGAACTTCGCCAGCGCCGTCCCGCGCTCGACGATCGACTGCGTGATCCCGGCCGCCTGGGCCCGCGAGAACCCCTGCGGCACGAGCAGGTCCTGGACGCTGGCCGCCAGCCCGACGACCTGCCGCTCGGACAGGCCGGAGCGGGGGCCGAGCAACTTCGCCCAGTCCCGGATCAGGCCCTCGGTCTCGCCGAAGACGGTCGTCGCCTTGCGGTTGGCGGCCTGGATGGCCGCGTACTCCTTCGCCAGCGGCTCGGCGATCTTGATAGCGCCGACGGTGAGCGCGGCACCGACAGCGCCCGGCCCGAACGTTGCTGCCAGCCCCGCCCCGACTGCGGCGATCCCGGCGGCGGCGTAAGGACCTCCGCGCCCCAGGAGGGCGAAGGTCTCGCCCAGTTTCCCGAGTTTGGAGCCCATGCTGGCGAGGCCGCCGTCCTTGTCGACGTTGACCTCGACATTCGCCTCCAGGCGGTCGATCCGCTTGATCTCCCGCTCGATGCGATTGAGGTCGCGGAGCGCCTTCGACGGGTCGATGTCGACCTCGATGTCGGACACCTGCTGCTGGATCTCCCGGCGCTGCGCCTCCAGCCGGGCGCGGATACCGGCGAGCGACCCCAACTTCAGGTCGACCTCGACGTTGTTGGGGATGGACCGCATCGCGCGGTCGGTCTTCTGCGCCTCGTCCTTCAACTTGTCGAACGAACCTGCGGCACGGCGCAGCCCGGCCTCCAGCCCGGCGACGTCACTGACGAACTTGAACGCGATGCCTCTAGCCATCGGTGACCTCCGCAGCGTCGATGCCGCTCAGCGCCTCGTCGAGGATCTTCAGCAGGCTCCTGATGGTGGTCGGGGCCTCCCGCTTCATCGTCGGCACGAGCCAGTAGCCCTGCCGCCCCAGGTGCTCCCTGAACTGCATGGTGGTGCGCCGTTCGTAGATGCGCCGGGTGCGCTTCGTGCGGCGGATGACGCGGACCTTCTTGCCGCCCCGCCCGCCGAATTCGGACCCGTACGCGACCGCCCGGCCGAGGTCGGACCCGCCCTTGCCGAGCCAGATCGCGGGGACGTCGCCGCGCGTCATCGACACGGTGGTCGCGGCCGCCCGGCCGTGGGGGCCGGATGCGGCGGCCTTGATCTTCCCGACCAGCGGTGCCTCGATCTCGTCGGCGACACGGGTGCGGACGGCCCTGCGGACCTCGGGCCCTGCGGCCCTGGTCTGCCGGGCCAGCAGCCCGACCGCGTCCAGCGACTCCTTGGAGATGCTGGCGACTCCGATCGCCCTAGCCACCTGCCACACCTCCCCATACATCGTCGTCGCTCCTCGGGAACCACCCGAGGAGGTCCATCGCCGTCAGGACTGCTTCGGGGCCCGCTTCTTCCCACTCGCGGACGCCGATCCCGGTTCGGATCGCGAGGGCGACGACTGATCGTCCCCACGACCCTTCCGGGTAGGGCCCCCGGCCTCGTCCTCCAACTCCTGCGACACGTTCACGCAGGCCGCCATGAATTCGTCGAAGGTCCCCGCGAACACGCCGGTCCTGACGGCCGCGAGACCGGCCAGTTCGGTGAGCAGCGTGTAGGAGAACTCGGCGGTGAGGAACGAGTGGTTGTTCTTCGCCTCCCAGGCGCGGATGTCGCGCCCGTCGGCCGAGATGTCGAGCGTGCTGCCGTCCTCCATCTCGGCCGTCACGCGGGTGGCCCTCACGGTGCCATCCCGGCGACCCAGGCGCTGCCGTCCCAGTACGCCTTGCTGGCATCGCCGAGCGTGACGTACTGGCCGGTGGTCCACGCGACGGACGGCTTCGCGGTGCCGGTGTCGCCGATGGTCCCGTGCGCCTTCAACTCGGTGAGCGTGCCGGGGATGGACGCGGTGCCGGGCGAGAACGAGCCGGGCGCACCGGCGGTGACGCCGGTGATCGACGCGGTGGTCGTCGGCGCTGGGATGACCTGGCCGCCTCCCAACTTCGTCGGCAGCGTCAGTTCGGTGATCGTCCACGACACGTCGCTGGTGAGCCGCTGGCCCACCTCGCCGCCGACGGTGATCGCCGACACCTTGACCTTGCCGGACCAGGCGTCGTCCTCGTTCTCGGTCGGACGCCACACGAACGACGCCTCGGTGCCGTTGACCTTCCACGACTGCGCGATGAGGCCCTGCGCGTCCGTGAAATCTTGGACGGCGGTGATCTGGAGCGTGGCGCTCAGTTCCCCGCTCGTACCGTCCCCGGCGATCTTGTCGCCGCAGAGCAGTTCCAGTTCGTCACCGGCGTTGCCCTCCGTGTTCTCGGGCACGATCGACACCGCGCTCGGCTGGCAGGAGTGGTCCTGCCCGTCGATGGTGAGTTGGCCCCTTCGGACCTTGGACTCGATGACTGCCATTTCTCCACCCTCCTCAGGGTTGGTCCCACCCGACCGCCTCGGTCAGGGTCAAGCGGTAGGCGGGCATGGTCGCGGCGTCGGGGTCAGGTGCCCAGCCCGCAGGTTCCGCCCGTTCGGGCTGGAGGACGTACAGGACGACCCCCAGCATCTTGTCGATCTGCCTCCACGCATCGGCGTCGCCTCCCGGCGAGGACGAGATCGCGTAGAGGGTCCAGGTCGCCGTGCCTCCGCACGACAGGTCGAAGACCACCGACGGCGGCGTGATGAGCACCGCCGGGGCGACGACCTTGCGGGGGTCGGTGGTGGCCCGCACCCCTGCGTCCTGGATGAGCGCCGCCATCTCCAGGGCCCTCTCGTGCGGCGTCATCAGCCCACCCTCGGCCCGAAGTGGCGACCGATCCCCAGCAGTTGCTGGAGGTCGAGGTCTATGGCGGGGAGCGCGACGGAGCCGAACTCCCCGCTGAAGATGGCCTCGGCCCCGGTGCGCCGGACGAACCACCGCTGGGCCAGGGTGGTGGCCCCGAGAGCGATCGAGGGGTCCACCCCCTGCCGGTCCCAGTTCGGGTCGTCCGACGCGGGGACGGGGAGGTCGGACCTCAGGCGGGCGATGGTGGCGTTCGCCGCGTCGACAGCGAGCGACAGGTGCTCGTAGTCGCCGAGGGTCAGCGGCGGTGCGCCGAGTTCGGCCTCCACCATCGCCACCGTCGTCCACCCGGCGGCCGTGACCTCCCCCACCGGGGTAGTCCCGGTGAGGGGGTCGCGGAGCCGGGGCCCGTAGGCCGTCCACCACATCGGCGTTACGGCTTCGGCGTGAACACGGCCTTGCGGAGCCGCGAGGCGTCGGTGACGGCGACCTTCCCACGGACCTCGCCGAGGCTGGTGAGGATGTTCGCGCGGAAGTCGGAGGTCACCGCGTCGGCGGCACCGCTGATGTCGCTGTCGGTGGTGTAGAACTCCAGGCCCGACTTGTAGAACCAGGTGATCGCATCGGCGATGTCGCCGACGATCGCGCTTCCCTGGGTCACGCCGGACACGGGCACCAGCGGGAGGCCCCACATGCCGCCGTTGACGGTCGCCACGCCGAGAGGCTTGCCCAGCATCGCCACGTCGTAGGCGGCGGCGTCGGCCGGGTTGATGAGGATCGCGCTGGGCGCTACCCCTTCATCCTCCAGTTCGGCGATCGCCTCGCGCACCACGGCCACCAGGTCGACACCGGCAGCGCCGGTCACCGTGTTCCCGGTGGTGAACGCGCCGGTCGCGGCGGCCACGGCGAGCGCGTTGATCTTCACGTCGATGGCCTGCCGGATCTTCTGGTCGATCATCGACCGCAGCGCGGGGATGTCGGCCAGGGACTGCCGCGAGTACTTGACGTAGCCCGCGATGGTCTCCAGCGTGTAGGGCGTCTCGGTGAGCGTCCACACGACCGGGGGCTTCTGCGTGCCCTCGGCCACGACGTCCGCGCCGGACGCCTCGCCGACGGTCAGCCACGACACCGAGTTGCCGGACACCTCGACGGTGCCGAGCAGGTCCAGCAGCGGGAACCGGCGGTTGGCGACCGGGCCCATGATCTTCTGGGCGGGCGGGACCATCTTCTTGCCGTCGCCGGTGCTGGTGAGGATCGGGTCACCGGCGGCCCGGAGATGGGTGTAGCCGGGGACGATCAGGGTGCCCGAGGTGCCGCGACCGTTGTAGGAGCGGAACTGGTCGGACTCGGTCCACATCTGGCCCAGGGAGCGGGACTCGACGGACTCGGTCGGGCGGGGGTTCGTGGTGGCCCGGCCCACGGCGGCGATGTCGACGGCGGCGGCGCGGCGCTTCTCGAACGCGACCAGCGGCTCAAGTTGGGCGTCGATCTCGGCGCAGCGTTCCTCGGCGGCCTTGATGGACCGCAGTTCGGTGTCGACGAGGTCGCGGGACTCGGTCTCGGCCTGGCCGAGCAGTTCTGCGATGAAAGCCTCCTGCGAGGCTCGCTCCTCGCTGAGGCGGGTGATCGTAACGTTCATCTGTCGCGCCCCTCCTGAGCGCCGAAGACGTAGATGTCCAGTGCGCGTTAGGGGGGCTTCCGCCCGCAGGGCCTGGGAGCGGGCCGCTGGGGCGGCTCCCTGACGTGCCACGACGTCCGCCGAGTGGAGGCCGGAGGGCCGTGGACCCTGTTGCTACCAGCAGGATAGCCCGGAGGTGCGACTATGCGCCAGCATTCCGGCGGCGGACGAGGATGCGGAAGTACGTCGGCCTGCCGTCCACCCGCAGATCCCGGCCGTCGTCGCCGTACCGGAACCCGACGATCTCGAACTGGTCGGGGTCGTGGTGGTCGAGGAACGTGATCGGCACGCCCATCACGCCGTCGTAGCCGTCGGGGATGTCCCGGAGCCTCGGCACCTCGATCGCGTCGCAGTTGTCGTAGCGTCGGTGCCCGGAGGCGTCCGAGAGCGGCAGCGGGCCGCGCCTGCGGCCGTGGTCCATGTTCGTGAACCAGCAGGTGTTCGCGAGCGTCTGCCCGGAACCGTCCGGCAGCGTGTAGGTGCGGGCCCTCATCCTCGACACGCCGAGCCGCACCCGGCCGTCCGCGATGAGCGGCCAGACCTCCTTGTATGTGGCCGCGTTCATGTTGCCGAGGACCAGGAACCGCTTGCCGCCGAGCCGGGCCATGAATTCGCGGAACAGTGAGAACGGAGGGTTGGTCACCACGATGTCGGCCCCGTCCAGCAGCGCGGCCACCTCGGCCGAGCGGAAGTCCCCGTCGCCCCGGTGCTCGCCTCGCAGGGTGCCGCCGGGGACGCGCTTGAGCCACCGCCCCCGCCCGCCCTCGACGTAGCAGGACGCCACCAGCGCCCGCAGCCCGTAGGCGTCGAAGTGGTCGAGGAAGTACCGCACGAATTCGGAGCGGTCGCGGTCGTCGCACGGGAGCAGGACCACCTTGTCGCGGAACACGTCGGGGTCGTGCTCGACGTAGGCCCGGACCTCGGCCTCGATGTCCTCGTACCGCGTGTAGAACTCGTCCGACCTGCGCCGCTTGGCGACGTGCAGCCGGGCGTTCACCGCGACCCGTACTTCTTGGCGGCGTTGCTCCGGTCCATGCCCAGCGCTCCGCCGATCTGGGACCACGAGAACCCGTCCTCGTGCAGGGCGCTGACGACCTCGGAGGTCTGCTCGTCGAGCAGCCGCTGGAGTTCGCGGAGTTGCGTCAGAGAGTCCAGGTCGACCTCCTGGGCGCGTGCCCTGGTGCCGTAGGACTTGATCGTGCGGGTCATGAATTCAAAGTACTGCTCGGAGCCCGCCCTGTTGTCCCTGTTCTTCGCCATGCGGCGAGCGTACCACAGGGGCGTGGTGAAAGTCACCACAGCATTCTGCACCGAACACCGGCCCTGGTGTCAGGGCACCCTCCCGGCCCCGAGGGGCGCACAGAGCCCCAGACCGGCCTCCAGCAGGGCGGCGGCGCAGGTCTCGCCGTAGGCCAGCAGGACGGACCCGGCCCCCGGTGCCCCGGAAGCCTCCCCGCCGTCCCGCAGGAACCTCACGCGGCCCCGCATGAAGCAGGCGACGTCGGCCCTGGCGGCGCTCTCGTGGAACCACGCCGTATCGGTCCTGGAGAACACCAGCGCGATCCCGTCGCCGTGGTCGGCCAGCCTGGACAGCCACACAGGGGTGTGCGGCCCGTATGGAGGGTTGAGCCAGACGCGGCCGGACCACTCCGCTGCCAGCCCGTCGTCGGGCAGCCGGATCTTGCGGCGGGCCGGAACGAGGTCGCCCGGCCCCGAGCAGGGGTCGAGGTCGAATTCCAGGCCGAGCGCGTCGAACACCCACGACGGGGTGTACCACTCGACGGTCGCGTTGGCCGGGGACTCGTGGACGAGGCCGGACGTCATCCGACCCGCCCGGCCCGCAGCCGCTCCAGCACCGCCCGAGCCTCATCCATGCGGGGCCGGGAGAGGACCACCTCCTCGGGCACGCCGAGGGACCGCACCGCCAGCACGGCGGCGTCCTCGTCGGCCGGGGCGGTGACCAGGCCCAGGTGGATCAGCCGGGCGTTGTTGCGGCGGACGTTCGGGACGCCGTCGAGCATCGTCCACACCGAGTCGCCGTCCCGCTTGCCCGGCAGGAACGCGACGCTGACGCTGGTCAGCATCCGCTCCTCGACGAGCCCCAGCGCCTGCCGGGCCTGCTCGTGGGTGCCGAACCGGAAGGTGCCGACCAGTTCCCGGTCGCCCTTCTCCCACGCCACCGAGCGGGCGATAGGCGGCACCGAGTCGTCGTGGCCGATGACCATCGGGATGTTGTCGGAGTGCCGGGACAGGGTCGCGTCGAACACGCCCCGGTCCATCGTCTCCACGAACGGGCCCACGTCGACCGGCGTCTCGAACTGGCACGCCCTGGCGATCAGGTAGCGGCCGTCGGTGTCGGCGTCGCGGAGTTCCAGCCCCTCGACGACACGGATCTCACTGGGCATCGGGCGCAACTTCATCGCCACCACCTCCTGTTGCCTTGGAAACGTCCTGCCATGCCGGGTCCGCGCCCTGCCACGGCTCCCAACCGATGATCTGCCGGGCCTCCCCGGCCGTCAGGATGCCCGTCTGGACCGCCTGCACCAGGGTCGGCAGGACGGTCTCCATCGACGGGGACACGAACGTCGACCACGCCACCTGGGCGGTGACGCCGGGGGTCAGCGCCGACACCAGGTCGGTGATCCGCTCGCCCCAGGACGCCGCCGTCATCGACACGAGGTCGGCGCGGCGCTCGCTGGAGTTGGAGTAGGTGAGCCCGGAGGCACCCTCGTCGAGCCACACCGAGGACATCCCGAAGGCGTGGGCGACGGCGATCCGGTTGTCGCGGGCCGCCTCCACCGCCTGCGCGTCGACCGGGCTGATCGAGATCGGGGTGTACGCCACCGAGGCGTTGAGGACGGCGGTCTCCCGCTCCCCGCGCCCCACCGCGCGGTACCACTGCCGCTTCAGGAGGTCCTGCTCCCAGATCAGGGTGCCGGGGTTCTCGGGGTCGTCGACCTGGACGCCGAAGTTCGGCGTCGACACCTGGAGGTAGCCGGACGGCACGCCGGAGCGGAACAGGCTCGACATGTAGGTGGTGACACGGGCCCCGATGCGGAACGTCGGCCAGTGCCGGGCGAGGACGCCCTGCGGGACGCCGTGGTAGGGCGGGTCGCCACGGAGGACCGAGACCCCCCACGACTGCCCGTTCATCTCGAAGTGGCCGTCGAAGTCGGTGGTGATCGTGCTGTCGCCGAGGCCGACGATCCATCGGCCGTCGCCCGCGTCGGCGACCGCGTAGGGGTTCAGCGGGATGCAGGACCCGGCCAGCGGAGCGCCGTCGGACCCGTGGGCGTAGGCGAACGCGCCCTGCCCGAACAGGATCGCGTCCGAGAGCAACTGCTCGAAGAACTCGTGCTTGCCGAGGCGGTGGGCGATCGGCATGACCGGCATCGCCGGGCCCGGCATCGGCTCCATCATCATCGGCGACTCGATCCACTTCGGTCGCGGGACGTTGAGGCCGTTGCGGTCCTGGTAGAACCACCGCGTGCGGATCACCGCGCCGGTCAGGACCCGCGTGCAGCGGGTCACGGCGGGGAGCAGGGAGCGCGAGGACTCCTGCTGGGCGATGCGGGTCGGCTCGGTCATCGGGGAGCCGACGGTGCCGGGGGTTATGCCGCCGCCGTCCCCGTAGTGCCAGCCGCCCTCGGACGGGTAGTCGGGGTCCTCGGCGTCGAACGGCACGAGGATCGTGGGGACGTTGATGCGGAGGTCGTTGGAGCCCGCCCGCGAGTACAGGGCCCGTGCCTGTCGGTGCCTTCTCGGCTGCATCCGGTCACACCTTTCGGAAGGTATGCCGGACTCGGCCAGTGAACGAGGTGACTCCTCGTGATCATGCTAATAGATGGCGGGGCGCACCGAAAGCATCCCGCGCGACAGCAGGAGGCTCCAGCCCAGCAACTTGCCGACCAGCACCTCGTCGCTGGAGTGCCGGGCGCTGATGACCCGGCCCGACTCCTGCTCGGTCACCACCATCCTGGCCGCCTGCGACAGGGCCTCGGCGTGGTGGTTGTGCAGGAGTTTGCCCTCGGCGACCTTCCGCATCAGCAGCGGGGTCGCCTGCGCCGTCTCCTTCGCGCCGTACTTCAGCGGCTGGACGCGGAGCCCGGCCTTCAGCGCGGGCTGGACGATCGACAGGCCGACGATCACCTGGTCGGCGGTGTTCGCCCGGCGCACCAGTTCGGAGAGGTCGTGCGACTCGGTGTACCAGAGCGAGTCGCCCATCAGCAGGGTGCTGGCGTACCGGGAGCCGTCGCGGGCCTCGTCGATAGCCACGATGCCGCCGCGCGGAGGCATGATCCCGGCCCGGCCGAGGTCGCCGAAGCCCGGCATCGCCCGCTCCCGCTGCTTGGCGTCCTCCAGGGGCCAGAGGTTCAACCAGTTGGCGGCGAAGTCGAGGCGGTTGGACTTGCCGACCTGCCGCTCCATCATCCGGCCCCGCTGCGGGGTCCAGAACGGCGAGCCCATCGGCCAGTAGTACTGGTTGTACGGGTCGTCGCGGGCCTCGTCCGGCGGGGACCACTCCAGGATCAGCCGGTCGTCGTCCTCGCCGGACGTGTCCCGGTGGCGCATGTAGGTGGGCGTGCACTCGGCGTTCGCGGTCGAGGTGATGAACAGTTGCGGGGACACGCGGGCCGCCATCGTCGGCGTGATCATCGAGTCGATGACGCGGGGCTGGACGGCGTGGACCTCGTCGACCATCGCCTGCGACACCGAGAACCCGTACGCGCCCGAGGTCGACCGCATCAGCCAGCGGGAGCCGTCCGGGCGGGAGATCTCCTGCTCGCCGTTGGTGAGCCGGACCCGCTGGCCGAGGTCCCGTGCGCGGGCGATCGCCGGGTTGGCGATCTCCATCGCGGTGTTGACCTGGTGGGCCAGCGACAGCACCGTCTGGGGCTCGCCGAAGATCCCGGCCGCCTCCGAGCGCCACTCCCCGAGCGGGCGCAGGACGCCGTAGCCCTTCCCCAACTGGCGGGCGACGGACAGCCCGGCCTCGGCCCACACCAGCACGCCGTCCTCGTCGTGCTCCAGAATCCGCCAGACGGCGTACTCCTGCCACCACCGCAGGGACAGCCCGTAGGACGCCGCGTGGGCGACGACGAGGCCGCCGTACGATCCGACCGCCCTGGAGTGGTGCGGGGTCTCCAGGCGCGGCAGGCAGGCGTCGATGGGGGCCTTCTCCAGGTGCTCGGGCCACCACGGGGGTCTCTTGATGGTCTTCGGGCGATGCACGGATACCCCCTGGGGTATCAGGGAGGTACTCGGGAGG